AGCCGAGACGATCATCAAGGGAGCTTTGAACAAAGCTCTCAGGCAGATCGGGAAGCACCTCGTACCTGCGCTCAAAAACAACACACCTCGACGTGTTGGCACACTGGCTAACTCAACGAGGTTTCAAATAATTGGTAGTCCGGCGGATCAGAAGTTAGAGATCCGCCAGAGTGCAAGGACTCCGGGCGGAGACTTCTATGGCGCATTTGTGAGGCAGGGAACGCGACCTCACGAAATACGTCCGGTGAAGGCGAAGGCTCTGGCGTTTCAAATCGGCAATAGAACTGTGTTCGCTAAGCGTGTCAATCATCCGGGGACTAAGCCGAACCCGTACCATATTGACACGATGAACGAAGAACACGGTGAGATTCAGCGGATAGTCACAGAGGCGGGTGTAGATGTGGCAGCAAGGCTGACGAGGTAAAAAATGGCAGTAAACAGATACCCCGGCAAGGATCTATATTTCGCAATCGACAATGCTGCTGGCTCGCTCCAACAGTTGACGGGTATTACTTCCGTCTCTGGACTGCCCGGACGGGTGGAGCACCACGACGCTACGGCGATTGGCGATTCCGGGCGCAAACACGCAGCAGCCCTTGAAAACGTCGTGGTCACGATTGAGGGCTGGTATGACGACACAGCGACCACTGGTACACAGGTAGTCCTATCAGGACTGGCAGCGGTTCGATCTTCTGATCAGGAATCGTCGATTGAGTATGGTCCAGCGGGAAACGGATCAGGAGCTGAAAAGTTCTCTGCGGAAGTCAAGCTAGACGAGCTTGAATATCCCGGTAGGCTCGGGGATCTGATTGGATTCCGGGCGACTCTGCTGGTGCAGGGCGTGGTCACGGCTGGCACGTTTGCCTAAATAGGTCTAAGGCGGGAACATGGATCTAAAGATTGTCGGGACTTCCAGTGGAGGGATCCCGGTTTATCGGTATACGTGGAGTGATGGGTCATGGTGGGAGTTTTACGGCGAGCAACCGTGGGTAGTCACCCGACTACTCCGGCAACGTCTAGCCCCGTTGGATCCAGAGAAGGACGAGGATGCTCAGCAAATGTCAGAGATCTCCCGGACGGTCAGACTGACCTACGGGACGCTGGCATGGTCGTGGGATCTCCCGGTTGTGGAATCGTCGCTAGACACTCTGAAATCTACAAAGGTTTTGGAGCTGAGCCGGGTAATGTCCGAGCTTCATTTGAAGTCCGATTTGAACGAGGTTGGAGTAGAGCAAAAAAAAGCCTACAGTGGGCGTTGGTGGCGCGGGATCCTGTCCCGACTTTCTGGCTGGACGTTCACGATTACACGGCGCAGATCCGAACCGGAATTGTCTCGCCGTTATCACAGCCAGAGCTAGACGAGAAGCCAGCGTGGTGGGTGAACAAGTTGGTCGAGTTCATCAACGTAAGAAACGAAGCTGATCAAGCTATGAGGGATATGCGGTCGTGACGCTCAATAACAACGAAGCCGAAGTCGCTATCACTATGAAAGCGAAGGATGAAGCATCCGAGGAAATGGAGGCTGTCCGAGATCAAGCGAAGGGGATGGACAAGGACTTCAACCTCCTGTCGAAATCAATGGTGGCGACTACCCTCGGGTTCTTCGGTTTGTCGTTCGGTATGACCAAAACTTTCGATGCAGTCATGGAAGCTCGGGACTCGGTGTTACAGATCGACTCTGCTATAGCGGTTCTTGGTCCCAACGCCGAGGAGACTATGGCGAAGTTCGAGCCAGCTATCGGAACGCTCGGCGACATAATGAAAGTCGCTGATCAGGACGTTCGTGCTGCGCTAACAAATATGCTTCGTGGCTCCGGCGGTATCGAACCAACGGCGCAGGACATTATCACGGCGTTCGCTCTCGCAGAAGGTTTCGGGATCCCGATTGAGCAAGCGTCTGAGTCAGTCGGTCTTGCGCTCCGTGGAGTGATGGACAGCGTGAATCAGATCGTAGACCCGACAGGCATGAATCCTGTAGACAGTCTGGAAGAGCTTTACGACGATCTCGTTGGAGTGTTCCTCGATAGCCGGACAAGCCTCGACGATATTACTAAGGTCTGGAATGAGCTGTGGAACGCTGTTCTCGGCAAGAACACGACTCCTAAACCGGGCGGAGGGTTGAGCGACATTCCGGGGGACGTACTCCTAGCTGTCGCAGACCCGATGAGCCAAGTCCCTGATTTCTTGCTGGATCCAAACTCTGAGGAAGCTAAGAGGCGAGAGCGGTTCAAGGAGCTTGGAGAGGCGTCCCGGATCGAAAATCTCTGGAAAGAGCTGAACGCTGGCGGAGCTTTTGGGATCGACGATTTCGACACGCTACTCCGGAGTGGCGGGAAAGCACCGAAGCTCATCGATGAAATCGGCAAGACGATCGTTTCGATAGTTGACTCAGACCTCGGGCGCTCATCTACGGTGAACGGCAGTCAAGGGGTGGTTATCAACATCAACACGCCGACTGGTGAGGAGAGGCGACAGCAGATCCTAGACGAAGTGAACAAGGCTCTCGATGAAGCCCTGCGACGTGCCGGTGGGCTAGACGGATCTATGGGCAGGTAATGGTAGCTCCGAAGATTGAAATACATATCGACTTCGACGAGGACGGTGTTTTCGACGACGATGAGGAGATCTCGTCAGACGTAAAATCGTTCCAGATCACCGAGGGGTTCGACCTGTTTACCCGGCAGCCTCGGGCGCGGTTCGTCACCATGACGGTGAAGAACAAAGACCACAAGTACACACCGACAAATACCTCGTCCTCGCTGTATCCATTTCAGCTTCCGGGGCCAGACTGCCGGATCCGGTTTGCGTATCCATACGACGGGTTTGCTGCTTCGGACGGGACAGCTCTCAACGGTCGCGACTTCCCTATGGCGAATGACCAGTCAAAGTCGGATCCAAACTTTGACACTTGGACAGCGGATACTCAGTTCGAGATCCGATCGAACCATGTGGAAGTGACGAGCGGTGGCGGGGAGCGGATCGCAACAATCGACGCTCCCGGAACGTGGGGGCTTGGAAACAAACTGAAATTCGGAGCGAGGATCCAGCGCGAGTCTGGAACTATCGCCTACCCGTACAAGCAATCCCTGTTCGTCTATCGCTACGCTGACGACAACAACTATTCAGAGGTCGCTCTGGAACAGGCAAGCTCCGGCGCAGCACTTGAAATCAAGTTCAACAAAATGGTTGCCGGATCCCTGTCGGCTTACGCTGCGAGCGATATCGAGAACGACATAAAGACGATATGGGCAGAAGGCGCGAAAGCTCGGGTTGAGGTTCAGTTATATCACCAAGAGATCATCGTTTGGGTTGACGATCACGTAGCGTCTGTCAACGACCAACAGACGACGGGGATGCTCAACACTGAGTACGGGATCGGCGGTGAGGAGATCTCGACCAACGGAGCTTCCGGGGCAGCGGGATCCCGGCTGGTTCAGTGGGAGGATTTCGGCGGGTGGTCAACGAAGTTCTATGGACGGGCTGACCTGATTCGACCGCAGCCTGACACGCAGGAATCGAACGCCATAATCCAAGCCTATGACGACCTAGAGCGAGCAAGGCTGGATCTCGTCCAAGCGTCGAGCGATACAGACTCACAGATGGACGATATCGCCACGAAGATCCTCGACGGAATCGGTGTGGCGACCACGAAGCGTCTTATGACCGATACGAGCTGGCCACTAAACGACACGTACAGGATGCCTATATCACGCGACGGCTACACCGAGCTAGTCCAAATGGCTACCGATTGGTGGGGCAGGTTTTGGGTGGACGGTCACGGCGTTTACCGGATCGAACAGAACGATCACAGGAGTTCCACACCACATACGAACCCTGCGTGGCAAGTCCGGGACACCCGATCCTCAGGGAGCATCATCGGTATGCGGGAGCCGATTGAAATAGATCTTGGCTTGGACAGAGTTGAGAACGAGATCTTCTATCAGTATTTTCGGGTGACGGCTGCGACTGCAGCAACCGTGTGGCAACTAGAGGTTGACGACAACCCGATAGTGTCATTCGGAAACGCCCCAGTGACGGTCGAAACCACAGATTTTCAACTGACTGATATCGGGATCATCGGTCAGGAATCGAACGCTGTCGGATTCCTTGTCCCTGTACCGGGAACCGATTTCACGATTGACGAAAACTCAGACGGCACAGGGATCGACTGGCTCACACCTCTGATTTCAGAGAGCGGGACTGTCACAATGGCTGGCGACTATTCCAGCATTGACGACACGACGCAACGGTTTGACCAAAGTACGTCGCTCGGCGGAGGGTTGTGGCCACGCGATGAGGGCTACATAATCGTCGTCGATTCGTCGAACAACCGCTTGCTATCCAAGATCGTTCCCGGAGACGTTGACGGTGACGGGACTCGGGTGTATCTCAGCAACGGTGACGAAACAGGCTCGGGCAGCGACTACTACATCTACAAAGAATCAGGGTTCTCGCTGGCGAATACGCCTCTGACCTACGACGTGTTCATAGGAGCTGCTTACGTCATACCCGGATATGAGGGCAACTTCGTTGTTTACCGGGTGATGCTCAACGACGGGATCATCAACATTCCCGAGACTGCCTACATCACTTCTGCACAGGCGAGGGCGGAGGAACATACGTCGTCCAGCCAAACAGCTTCGAGATCTATCGACGCTACCTCGGCGACAAAGTATGGACGCAGACCCGTCACGCATCCCGCCCGGCATATAGACAACCTTTTCTACGCCAAGATCGTCTCTGACGCTCGCCTAGCCGACCGCAAGGACGAGAAATGGCGCATCAAGTACAACATTCATGGGAATTACTCCTACGCTGATCTCTGGCATTGCATTTGGGCAGAACTTGGAGACAGAATCGACCTGTTCTACAGCGGTGCCGGTTTGACTAGCAAGGACTTCTTCCTAGAAACTCAAACCCTGACAGTCCGAGACGGGGGACTGTTCATTAGCTCCGATATCGAGGGGATAGAAACCTAATGGCGAACCGATCTGGAACCGTCGCATCAACGAATCCTGCGACCCACACGCAATACAACGACCTTCGCCTTGACGCTATTGGCCCATTCCTCGATAACCGCGTGTGGAATGACAACTACGAAGCTCAGTTTGGCACCAACGGAGCCGATGGAAGGATCCTCTCAGACGGAACCGACTTGATCATCGACGCAAAAGGTGGCGGGGATATCAATCTCCAAGTCTCCGGGGTGACGCGTCTGCAAGTGACGTCCACCGGATTCAACCTCATCGGCGACCAGCTATTTGACGACAACGAAAAAGCGACTTTCGGAACCACGAACAAGGGCAGCGTCTATCACGACGGTACGGATCTCCATATAGACCCTGACGAGGTTGGAATCGGGAACGTGAAAGTCGGAGCCAGTGTGGTTATCGACGCTTCTGAATCGCTGTTCTTTGGAGCAGTCGAGGTGATTGCCGACGCTGCGGGTACAACGACGCTCCAAAACATCGACGCTCTGGACGCTACGACAGAGGCGACCATTGAGGCAGCGGTAGATACACTCTCGAATCTTACGTCTGCTACGTCTCTGTCGATCACAGAGAGCCAAATAAGCGATTTAGGGACGACGGTAGCTCTTGTCGCCGATAACCTCTCTGTGTTCGCAGCAACAACCTCTGCTCAACTCGCCTCAGTCATATCCGATGAGACGGGATCCGGTGCGCTTGTGTTTGGGTCAGCTCCCACACTCTCCTCACCTGTCTTGAATACAGGCGTGTCCGGATCTGCCGTCCAAGACGACGACAGCTTTACGACTCCAAGCGCGACGAAGCTCGCCTCATCTGAATCAATCAAGGCATACGTCGACGCTGCGATCACGGCAGGAGATCTCGACTTGGCTGCGGACACCGGAACGATTGACGTAGATCACGATTCCGAGATCTTGACCATCGCTGGCGGAACCGGGATCGACACATCTGCCTCGCTCACGACGGTCACGATCGCTATTGACGCTACGGTGGCGACGCTAACTGGCGCTCAGACGTTGACGAACAAGACGATCAACTCAGCGTCGAACACGATTACGATCACTGAATCAAGCATTTCGGATCTTCAAAGCTACCTCTTGCCGGGAACAGTCACCGAGGCTGATATCTCAGATCTCGGCATAACGGTTGCAATGGTCGCTGACAACCTCTCGGTATTCGCTGCGACAACCTCGGCGCAGCTTGCGGGAGTAATCTCAGACGAGACAGGCTCGGGCGCACTCGTTTTCGGAACCTCTCCAACAATCGCTACCCCATCATTTACAGGTAATGTGACGATGGCGACTAGCACCAACTTGCTGTCCGGTGCTGTAACCATTCTCTCAGACTCAGCGGGCACGATGACGCTCTCAAACATTGATGCGTTGGATGCCACCACAGAGGCGACGATAGAAGCGTCCATAGACACACTCGCTAATTTGACCTCTGCGGCTTCTCTGGCGACAGTAGGCACTATTACGGCTGGTGTATGGCAGGGGACGGACGTTGGTGTTGCTCATGGTGGCACAGGTGCAAGTACAGCAAGCGCAGCACGATCTAATCTCGGCGTTGCGATTGGTTCTGACGTACAGGCGTATGACATTGAACTGGCTGCGGTTGCGGGGCTGACCTCTGCTGCCAACAAGGTTCCACGGTTCACGGGATCAGGGACAGCCGACCTTTTAGACTTCCTTGATGAAGATGGGATGACATCTAACAGCGCAAACGCTGTCGCGTCCCAGCAATCCATCAAGGCATACGTGGACTCCCAGATTGGCTCCAACAACGAGTTATCTGAGGTTCTCGGTAACGGGAACTCCACTGGTGCTAACGACATCATCGTTTCATCAGGGCAAGCGATCACCACGAACACCATCAGCGAGACTACTGCTGCATCTGGTGTCACGATTGACTCGGTGGTAC